ATTCCTATCTCTCGACTCGGTTGACTGCACGAATTCTCGACGGACCATTCGCAAATCGTCTGGTCAACGATGGATTCGTCAGTACGATGGTATTCGATGGCACCTGCGCAGTGGCGAAAGTAATCAAAGCAATTGGCGGCGAGGTGAAGGGATTGCGAACCTCTGCCGATCTCGCGCGCAAGCTGTCTCAGTCATTGCCTGCTCGTGCCCGAATTCGAGTCCAGGTGCGCGCTCAGGAGAAAGGTGTGAACAAACCATTCATCAAATCCGAGAAGGACTTCCCGCAGAAAGACGATGGCACTCCTGACTTCGACAAAGTGGCGAACTCTGAAGGCCCGGAGACTGGGGATCAGGTTTACGTGCGAAGTGAGATCACGGGGTACATGGAAGTGAAGCATGAGGACTGAACTTCTCGAAATTTTGCAGGCATGTCCTTCAACTGAACCTGCCACATTTAGTGAGTTCCTTCGAGGGTTGTCAGACGTTCCCTCGAAGGGAGATCGAGAAGCATGGGCAGATTTATTTGACAGAGTTCGACAGGCTGAGAACATGGGTCTGATCGAAGTTGAGCGCGATGCTAACGATAGAATGGAATCTGTCATCCTGACTGGCGATGGCATTGCATTTCTCAAGAAGAAATGAGCGAATGTAAGCATTACCAATGTCTGCTCTGCGGTGATCTGCATAAGACGCCGCAGCAAGCTGAGGAGTGTTGCAAGCACTATGTCGAGCTGATGGCCTGCTCGAACTGCGAAGACAAATGTCAGGTGAACTTGAATTAGCCATGCCCATCCCCCTTCCATCACATTGCAAATCGTGCCTCTTGTATCCCGAACATCGAGCAGGATTAGGATTCTCCAATCTCGAAGGTTCAGGTACGAACGGAGTGCTCGTTGTTGCTGAGGCACTAGGCGAGTGGGAAGAGATCGACGGATTGCCTTTGCGTCCTATGGCTCCAGCAGGCTCAGTATTCCAGAAGTCTCTGAGATGGCAGGGATTAGATCGGACTGAATTTACCCTAACAAACATCATTAGATGCCGTCCGCCGAAGAACTGGTTAGACGGCGCTCCCTATGAACGCGAGGCTATTGATCATTGCCGCACCTACTTGGACGCGGTAATTACTGAGCGCAAGCCGAGGTGTATTTTAGCCTTGGGGGGAATTGCGCTCAGAGAATTGACTGGATTGAGCGGCGAAAAGCGGACCATCAGTCATCTGCGCGGATTCGTCCTGGAGTCGCGCTACGGGATTCCTTTAGTTGCAACTTATCATCCCTCGTTCATTGTGCGCGGAGCGTCGCACTTGCTGGGCGTGGTGATTCGCGATGTCAAATTAGCAACGCGAGTAGCTTCGAGCGGAGTTCCAACTGAGCAAGTTGACTATCAGCTCAGTCCAACTCCGAACGAGGTTCGTGAGTGGTTCAATTCACTGTCATTAGACGACGCAATCTCGCTCGACATTGAGACGGATATGTTCGAGAAAGACGATGTTGATTTTGCGTCCAATGCTCGCATCACTCAGATTCAATTCTCAGCCAAATCTGGAACTGCCATTGTCCTGCCCTACATCGAATCCTACTTCAGCGTCATTGACGCTGTGCTGCGCAGCAGCAATCCGAAATGGACCTGGAACGGCAGAATGTTTGACATCCCGATCCTGCGGGCTGCCGGATTCGAAGTGAATGGCGAGCATCACGATCTGATGTTAGCGTGGCGACATTTGCAGCCCGATTTCGATGCAGAATCGAGGCTGATGTCGCTCCAGTCTTGCACGTCGTTCTACGCTCCATTTTTCAAGCCTTGGAAACATGAGTCGTCAGTTGACTTGCCGCTGTATGGAGCGAAAGACGCAGATTCGACGTTCAGGTGTGGTGTAGGACTCATGTCCGACTTGCAGAAGCGTGGACTGTGGCGAGGATATTACGAGCACAAATTCAGACTCAAGGACGTGCTGGATGAGTTGGGCAAGCGTGGTCTGCCGGTGGATGCTGAAGGTCAGGCCGAATTTCGTGCCGAGGTGATGGCAGAATCGGAGAAGCTGAGCACAGAGTTGCAGGAGCATATCCCAACACAGTTGCTCGATCTGCATCCGAAGCAGGGCTACAAAGTGATTCCGAAGCCGATCAAAGAGTTAGTCGCTGCCAACATCTCACTCAGCACTGACGAAATTGCAGCTAAAGTCAAAACTGAGCTTGGTTACGACTATAGACCATTTGGCGACAATGGCTCAGCAACTCTGCGCTGGTGCAAAGCTCTCCCTTTCAATCCCAACTCATCACAACAACTCCTCCGCTATATCAAGCACATGAAGTACAAAGTCCCGAAGAAATGGGGCGAGGACAAAGAGACTACTGGCAAAGATGCGCTGGAGAAACTCCATCACCAGACAGGAGACAAAGTAATCGGACTCGTGCGTGAAATTCGCAAGATGAACAAGCTAGTGTCTGCGTTCACCAGCGGCAACTGGAAACCTGCTGCTGACGGACGAGTTCATCCTACATTCCTATTTGGAACTGCTACTGGTCAGCTCAGTTGTGTGCGTCCTAACGTTCAGCAATTTCCCGTGCATGGAGATCTGGCGTGCAAGTTCAAGAAGATGATTCGTGCAGAGTCTGGGCATACATTTGTCTCGCTGGACTTTAGATCATTCCATGCTCGATCACTGGGCTGGATCTCGCTCGACGAGGATTACTACAAACTCGCAGATTTCGATGTTCATTCGTTCGTCACAGCGCATTTCGTCAAATTGCCTGAAGCTGAGCATCTCTTATCCCTGCCCGATGAACAGTTGCGATCTGCGCTGAGCAAAGTAAAGTCTCAGTACAAAGACATTCGCGATCAAAAGGCTAAGCGCGCGATCCTCGGCTTAGGCTTCCACATGGGAGTCAACAAGCTCTACATGATGAACGCAGATTCGTTCAATCCAACTCTCGACGAAGTTAAGTTGCTCGCAGGCAAAGGCTGGAATGCGTGGAACGATGAGCGCAGACAGAAGTATGTCAACAAGTTCGGACTCAGTGAGGCGAAGAAATTAGTCGCACTCATTCAACGACTCTTCCCGAGAGCATTCGTGCAATTCCCCATCGAGATCGAAGATCGAATCAAGCGCACGTCGAAATGCTATCTCAAGTCCCCTGCCGGACATAACAGATGGAACTGGGATCTGAATCTCGAAGAAGCAGTTGCATTCCTGCCCGCTAACATCGCTCACGCGCATATCGATGATGTAGCACTCAGACTCAATGACCAGGGACTGATCGACAAATTCCAGCTCGTCAACTGGATTCACGATTCACTACTATTCCACTGTCCAACTGAGTTAGTCGAGCAGTGCATCGAGATCGTCCGCGAGGAAATGTCGAGAGAGTCTGAGATTTGTGAGAATGAGATGGGCAAATTCCAATGCAACGTCGATGCGAAAATCGGCATGAGTTTAGCAGGGATGTCGGAGGTAAAATGAACGATCCATATCCAGTCCCATTTGAGTGGTCCAACGAATTCGAGATGCCGATCCCAATTATCATGGGACTAATTCCCCACGATTGCGAGCAGGGATTCTATCCACTCATTGATGGGAGTGAAATCGAATGTCCGACGTGCGCGAGCGAATAAACGATCCTGAAGATGCTAAGGAATGGACTCCTGATCGAATAGCGTCGCTCAAGTGCGTGGTGCGCGAGGACGGGAAGAAGTCGCACGTGTTTCTGGACCACTCGAACAAGTGTGAGTGCGGGGATGTAGATTTGGATGTCTATAAGGATCTGGTGTTGAGATGAGCTACTACAGTTGCCATTGCTGCGAGAACCCATCTGGCGGGCAAGTTAACGAACAGTGCAACTGTTCGCGCTATCGCTGTAACGACTGCGGAGCCTGCGTGATGTGCTGCGAATGCGAGGATGGAGTAAAAGACGAATGACCCTCGACACCCACAACTCCTCCGCTGCGAGTGGAGGGTGTATTGCGATTGCGTTGGTGCTGGTAGGATTCGTGCTGGGGGTGGGTGCGGCAGTGATGTGTGTGGTGTGTTGTGGAGTTGAGTGAATGATGGCGAAGGAGTATCAATATGAACTGTGATTGCGTTGAGCGAATCAACGAGAAACTGAAAGAAGCTGGACATAACTACCAACTCGCACCGAGTTTGGTTTTCGACGAGAAAATGCAACTGGATTCGCTGCTGAGTGTAGCGACTTCATGGGTAGGTGAGCCGCCGCGTGGGAGGAAACACAGACCACCGCCGACAATGATTTGCACATACTGCCCGTTCTGTCGGAAGAAGGCGGCGAAGGAGAAGAAGGCGGCGTGATAACTAAACTAGCAATCGCAATCGATCTGGATGAGTTGCGTAAGTTGATGCGCGAGTTCATCGAAGAGTGTTCCGACAAGTCCGAACTGGACGACTGGAGATTTGAGCGATTCTTACAATGGCTACGACGACGAGAGGAGGAGGCGAATGCCAAAGGAGATCGAAACTATCCAACAAGAAGTCATGGACCTGTTCGACAACGAGGTTCGGGAGCTTGGGCAGGATGAGTATCGTGAGTTGTTAGAGAATATTGTCAGCGATTTCCAGTCTCGGTTGGACTGTGTAGTCGAAGAGATGCAAGCAGAAGGAGTTGAGTAGATGAATCTGAAAAATGTTTTACGCACCTATGCGCTGTTGAGAAATCTAACCAACGACGAATCCGCCCTCCTCGAAACCCTGCGCGGGTTGAGTGAGAGTGAGCGGGAATTGATGGTGCAGGAGTTGAGTCCGGGGAAGGTGGCGAAGAAGACCACAGCCAAGCCCCGCATCTACGAGCACTGCGCCCGATGTGACAAGACAAAAGGACACAGTTTTCACAAAGACAGCACCAGTGATGGCTATCACGAGTTTCAGTCGTCAAAGCCGAAGTCGCAACGTGCGGCGTCCCTGGCTGAGCAGATCAAATCCACTGGAAAAGTGCCGCGCTGTACCTACGAGATCGATGACAACGGCGGGCTGACGCCGTGCGATGCGATTGCTACTGACCCGATCCACGATAAGAATGCCGGGTATCTCGGCTATCACGAATTCCAACCAGCGCAGACAGCAGCGGCGACGGGAGATTGAGTATGGACCAGCTAAAGATTGAGATCGACAAAGATATTCCCATCCCCGTACGCAATGGCAACCTTGGACCTAAGTACGCGCATATTGTCAGGAAACTGGAGATAGGTGATAGTTTCTGGGTTCCTAAAGACAGTGTGGGCAAGGGGTTTCAGTCTGCTATTCGCGCCCTTGCCAGAGCGATACCCATTAAAACTATTACCAGAACTGAATTGAAAGACGGAGTAGCGGGCTGGCGCGTGTGGCGAGTTAAGAGCGACGATACTCAAGCTGCTTCAGCGGGAGGGGATTGAGATGTCCATAGCGTACTTACTGATGATCTTTTACGGCTCAGCCTGTATAGGTTTATTGATAGGCGTTCTTACCGAGCTGATGAATATTCGTAGACTGCTGCGAGCATTACTAAACGCAACCCCCGCCCCGAGTGGAGAGTGAGAGATGACGGCTAAGCTGCTAATCGTTCCATCGGATATAAAACTACCACCGAAGCTGCGTCGTAAGATCCAAGACGGCGGCTACATCATCGTTTCAGAAGAACGTGAGGGCAGTATTCGCGTTGTTGATCCGTTGCCGGACCTGTCCATTGGCGATGACAGCGAATCGCTGTGGTTGATCCAGAACTTACTGGAACTGGTACTAACCGACAGTTATAGCAGTCTGCCGAAGAAGCTAGGAGAACGATTAGTGAATCGCGTACAGGACAAGATTAAAGCAGCGGTTGCGGACAGGGAGCAATCGAACGGCTCCAACGACATCAGCTAACGAAGAACGACGATGATAGATAGCCACGCAATCGATCCCATCTGCCTCGCTCACAACCTCCCCTGGAGCGCGAACCCACCCCACTGGGCTGGGAAGTGTTTGGTTTGCCAGTTGTGCTTTAAGGTGCTGGATTCGACTGCTGATTGCAACTCGCTGCCGGATGGAAGCTATGAGGATGTTTGCGTGGAGTGTGCGAGGGAGGAGAGGTGGGAAGGGGTTGCAAGGGAGGACGGAAGATGAGTTTCGCTTGTACTACCGAAGATATGCACCCTTACACATGTGAGCCGACTACCTGTATCCATTGCAATGCGCGAGAGACGGAGGATCATGTACCGCGTCGTTGCTGGCTGTGCTGGGACGGCGACCCCGAAGAAGCGCCCGGTCCATGTTGTACGGTGAAAGGATGGCAATAATGCCTCTCTGCGCCGAGTGTAACGACCCCTTCATCCCCGACCACTACAACGAGGTGTGTGACTCATGCGGCGCTCAACTCTCCCGTCGCTACGAGCAGTTGCAGGAGTTTCGTAGTGGGGTGTTGGATTTGAGCGTGGTGGCGAGTAGGGCTGTGTTTGGGGAGCGGGGGGAAGTGGAGAGAGTTTGGAGGGTGGGATGAGAGTAGTCGCTATCAGTGACACTCATACGTTTGAAGATCAGATCACCGTGCCCGATGGAGACGTGCTAATCCATGCTGGAGATTTCACGATCAGTGGGACCGTCTCGGAAGTTTCTAACTTTTGTACGTGGCTTCACCGACAACCGCATCGCCATAAGATTATAGTAGCTGGAAACCACGATTGGCTGCTTGAAAAGTTTCCCGTGCAAGCGCGGGCTTTCATTAAGAATGTTCCCGGAGCGTGCTACCTACAAGATTCAAGTATCGTAATCGAAGGTGTCACGTTCTACGGCGCACCGTGGCAACCGCGTTTTATGGACTGGGCTTTCAACGTAGATCGCGGCAATGCAATCAAGCAATACTGGGACCGGATTTCATCCTGCGAGGTTCTGATTACTCATGGGCCACCGTGGGGTATTCTTGATACAGTAAAATCACTAGAGCCTCATCTGGGTTGCGAAGAACTTATTAAGGCCGTGCTTCGGGTGAAGCCTCGCGTTCATGTCTTTGGCCATATCCACGGCGGTTACGGTCAACGGCAATTAAACGGGGTCCGATTCATCAACGCATCGATTTGCAATGAAGCGTATCACCCTATCAACGAGCCCGTAGTATTTGAGGTTGAGCTATGACCACCCCAACCAACAAAGAAATCAACGAGGTGCTGGAGCGATTGGAGCCGCCACGTCTGGTCTACCCCTCCACCACCACCACTCCCGACTATGACTTCGCCGCTGCTCCAGTCCACCTGCGTCAGATCGTCTACAACGGCACAGTCTGGTTTCACTATCGTCGCTGGTGGACGAGGTTGTTGTGGTGGAGGAGGGGAGAGATGTCAATGAAGTGTAGGCTTTGCGGTAGGGGTGCGCTGGAAATTCGTGGCTACTTGAAGCGGGTGAACGAGAAAGGTGTCGAAGGGATCTGCTGAGCTATCCGCAGATGAGAGGATTATTGCTGCGATAGAAGACGATGATGAGGAGATCGACTAATGGCCCATACCTGTCACGCCACCAACTGTACGACTCCAGTCCCGCCGACTATGTGGGGCTGCCGTAAGCACTGGTTCATGGTTCCGAAGCCGTTGCGCGACGCGATCTGGCGCACTTATCGCAGCGGCCAATGCGACACGCTAGATCCCTCCTCCGCCTACTGTCAAGCCGCACGAGCAGCGGTGATCGCGGTTGCTGAGAAGGAAGGAATCAAGCCGGATACATCGCTGTACGACATCTTCGAAACAATTGCCAATGCGCGGCAGTCATCGACTGAGGAATCGCTATGACCGTTAACCACAAACCCCGCATCTTCTTCGGCCTGAGATGCCCCTGTGGGAGCGAGTACGTCAACGTCATCGAGTCGCGGCACATTGCTGAGGCTAAAGTTCGTCGGCGCAGGTATGAGTGCGAGAGTTGCGAGGGGAGATTCACCACTTACGAGATCACTGCGGATGAGTACGAGAGGGTTCAAGTGGTGAAGGTGGGGTTGGCGAAGGTGGGGGTGGCGATCACTGCGTTGAATGTGATTAGGGCTGAGCTGGGAGGTGCGAATGGAACATCGATGCAGCGGGAGGCGAGTGCGAGATGACAACAACAACCATAGACCTCGGTAGACGTAAGACGAAGACCACCACTGCCCACCGCAAACTCCAACGCCGCGCACTTATTCGTGCGAGTCATGTGAGGTTGACGAAGGAGGGAGTGCCGCGCATGGTGGATGGATCGAAGCTGGGGTTGAGGAAGAGGGTGGAGTTGGTGAGAGAGATGGGAGCGAAGGGAAAATGAGAATCGGATACTCGGAAGACGAAGACTATCCCGGCCAGTTCGAATTGTGGCAGGCGAATTGTCGCCGCTCGCTGCAAGGTAAGGCAGGGCAGGCTGCATTGCGCGAACTGGAGGCCGCGTTACTTGCTCTGCCCGAAAAGCGGCTTATAGCTCACAAGATGATCGATGCTGATGGCGAAGTCTGCGCGATTGGTGCATTAGCAAAACACAAAGGCCGCGACCTGTTAGCTGAACCTAATCTTTACGAAGATGGCGAGTTCGAAGGTGACGGGGAGATGGAAGAGATCGGTATGGAGTTAGGTATGCCGCGTCTCGTCGCGTGGAAGGTTGTGTGTAGGAACGACATTGAGATCGATGGGCATTACGAAACGCTGCCGGGGCCAGCACGATGGTACGGGGACCGTCCGCAAGCTTATGTGCCGGTGACGCCAGAAGAACGCTACGAACAAATGTTGGCATGGGTTCGAGCGCAAATTAAATCTTGAACAAGGCGGGTTATCTTTCAAACAAAGGAGGAGAATGAACAAAGGCTAGAACTACCGTAAGACTACTATGATCAGCGTGTGAGAATTCTAAGCGCGGGTTGTAGTTGAGAGAGTGGCAGGGCACTGAGGCGGTGATAGAGGGGCTGAGGTGCCTTGTTACTTTGTTTACAATCGATCAGCCTCACTGTAGCTGATTCCCTTCAAATCCAGCAGTGCCTTCAACTTCTTCTCCTGCTTCTCGTGATGGCGTAATCTCGTGTCCAGTAGCCCATTCGCTTCTCTGGAGTCGATCAACTGTCCATCCAACTCCTCAGCTTTATTCCTCCAGAAGACGATCTGCGTCCTAAGTTGCTCTTCCTTCAACAACCACTCCTGACGACGATCTTCAGCCTTCTGAATGACCAGTTGAATCTCGCGCAGTGTCTCCAAAGTAATGCCAACCGGGGAAATGTCCGCAGCGATCTTCGCGGCCTGCGTCTCAGCTTCAATCTTCTTGATTTCAGCCGGTTCGCGCTTGCGTTTGATAAGTCTGTCTACTATTAGAGTTCCGGTGGATGTAATGATACTTGTAAGGGCTAGGTAGACCAGTTGCCAGCCGTGAGGAGTGGGAATGGAGTCCTGCATGGTAGTTTACTCATCGTCCAAGATCCTGCTTAACCTTTTAATCCCCTTGTTAATTTCATTGCTCAGCGTGCGCGGGGTCATTACTTCAAACGAAGGCTGTACAAATCGCTCCGGCTTATTTGCCCGTGGGTAAATATCACCGCCGTCGTAATGCGATGATTCCTTAGCGAGCAGTCGATTAAGCGGAAGTTTCTTATAGGACCACATTGGACCAAGGCATGCCGCTTCAGCCTGCTCTCGTGTCTCGAAAATCCCCTGGTCCTCCCACCATGAGAAGACGATCTTCTTACCGTCAATCGTCACTTCCTTCATGGCGGGAATCTTCATGTACTTGAACGAGAAGCGGAGCAGGGGCAGGTAGACGAGCCTAAAGTACCACCTCTGCCACCACGGGCAGCGCTCATCAATCCCATACTTGCGCGCCCGTACCGGCCATACTTCTCGCTCGACGTGTTGCTCAGCCGCAACCATCGACTATCCTCCTGTCGGTGGATTCGTCGGCGGTGGCGGTGGGTCGGATCGACCTGGAGAGTCTACGTCTCCGGCAGGACTTACAGGCGGTCCCTGCGGCTCCGGTGGATCTTCCGGCTGGTTTGGATTCTTCTCTTTGTCGTCACTTGTCGCGCTCATCTCTCTCACCTCTCCTCTTCCCGTCCTTCTTCTCGGCCTTCTGCGTGAGCTGCTTCTTTAGACACTCGTAGCAGTTCCGCCATGCGGGAATTGATTAGAATATGAATCTCGGAAATTCCCTCTGCGTTCTCTTGTGACTTCCTCTGTCCGGCGCGATGTTCAAAGTGGCTCCAGATTCGGGAAGCCAGCACCACCAAGCCCAGTAACGTCGCCGAGTTGTCGGACATCCACATAAGTAAAGACATAGGCTTGGGGGATTGGCGTAGGTATCAGTTCGTTTAATTAACCCTCAACCGGAGCCGGTGGCGCATGTGGCGTAGTCAGTGAGTCGAGATCGTCATCCACCTTCTCAAGCGATGCAGCCGCTGCGTCGAGTCGTGCTTGGTCCAGCGCCTCCCTGTGCGAGTTGCGCCTTGAGGTCGCTGACTAAGGTTTTCAAGTCCTCCAGCGCCTGTTTAATCACCGGCACGTCGGCTGCGATGTCTGCTGCTTCCTTCTCAATTCTATCAATGTTCGTACTCATACTCTCTACCTTTCCTGTAAGATCGAAAATCATTCCGTGAACTATACTTAATTCCTGCTTGATCAAATCAATGGTTGGATTAGTCGAACCACCTGCACCCGTCCCCGCTCCCTCACTCGACCCCTGCCACGCCTCAGTACGGGCTCGGTAGGCAATGAGCCAGTTGTTGAGGAGTTTGAACAACCCGCCCTTCTCCTCGATACCGTGAATTAAGTGATCTGACATTGAAGCGTCTCGTACCTGTTAACTTACCTTGGACTTCTTTCACCTTTTTTAGTTGCCATAGCTTCTATGTGCGCTCCTTCGGATTGGTTCTTATCTGCTGCCGGTTACTGGCAACCGAGACGCTCCAAATTCCATCAATCACACAATGGCGGCGATGTCGTTTTACTTGCAATCATTTCACACTTCCGAGCGTGTTCGCACCACGCCGCTCCAGTTCAAATATCAATTGTCAAAAATGTCTGTATTGGGCCAATCGTCCCTCAAGAGCTAAATTCAGTAACTTACGATCACGGGCTAGTTTCTCGGGGCGGTATCGATAACGATGGCAAATACTACGCAGCACCGCGTTAGCTACCATCAAGACTGCGAGTATTATCAGCATCGGTTATTAAGCCTCGTAAACCGCCACCACTTCATCCCCAGCTTCCAAGTCCGCTGTAATTCCCATTTCCTCACCTCGCTCAATCAAGTACCACGAACGGTGTTCCCGCTCAGCGTATAGATAGCCACGTTCGTGAAAAGTGGCAGGAAATGGATTCGTGATCACGGCTTCATTGCCGCTTTCAATTCATCTACTCGCTTACTCAGCCGCTTCTCAAATTCATCCTCACTCAGCCCGGCCACCGCAGATGTCGGATCTCCTGAAGACTCTGAATAGAACGCAACCAGGGAAGCAAGAATACCTTCCGCCACACTCGCCACCTTCTGCGTCCTTGGATGCAGTGCAAAGTTCTGATGGCTAACTACCGCTTGAAAACACTGGAGTGCAGCCTGTGATGCCTGCAACTTCCTGCTGCGTTGATCACTCACTGCGAGGGTTGATGGAATTGCCTTGAACTGGTTCTGAAGCGTCAGCCCACACTGCGATCCGGTGTCGAAGTCGGTGATCAGTGCCGACATCTTTCCTTGTGGAATGGCACCGGAAGCGGCCAAAGAAGTTACTAGCGGACCCGACGATGCCAGTGCGATGCGAAAGGACCGTAACAATGTGCCACCACCGCAGGAGATGGATAACGCCAGCACAAGTGGAAGGAGCACGCGTTTTGTCAATCGTCGAGTAATCATGGTCCGCATCTTACCACTCCTGAGCTGAATTGTGGCAAAAAGATTGCAGGTGACTCCTACTTCACCGGGACAGCTATCGTCTGCACCCCACACGGCCCACTCACTGTCAAACTCCCCGATTTCCTCTTAACCTGCAACTTAAACTCAATGATCGAGCTAGTTAGACTGGTAGCTACGGATACGGTTGTCGGAGGTAACACGGTAACTTGACCAGAGCTGGAAGTGACCTTCACTGTAACCGCTTCTGTCAACCCTGAGAGAGTGACTACGAGCTTCCCGGTTCCCCAGGCTGGAATCGTGGCTGGGGAGAGGCTGAGGGTCATCGTGCAGGGGGTGGGTGTTGTTGGTGGTGGAATTGGTTCAGGTGTTGGCACGGGGGTTGGTACTGGCTCAGGTACTGGTGTCGGCTCAGGTGTTGGCGTGGGAGGTGGCGGTTCAGGCGTAGGTACAGGCACTGGTTCGGGAACAGGTACAGGTTCCGGCACTGGAGCAGCATTCACCACAACAATCCCCACCACCCCTGAATCCGTAGCCTTACCAAGCTGATTCCACACCCGCACAAACAGCGAATGACTACCATCCACCAGTCTCCCTGTGTCTAACCTGAAGTCAAATGGCGGGGTCGTAATAGCCGGACCAGCAACTTGCCCATCGACGAGTAGATATGCTTCCACTGGGCCATCTGCATCTGTAATACTCGCAGTTACAGTTATCTGACCTGAGACTGAGATGCCTGCTGGTGGGGAGGTGATTGTTACGATGGAGGTTGATGGTGACGGTGGTAGTGGGGAAGGGGAGGGAGCGGGAGCGGGAGTTGGTTCTGGTGCGGGAATCGGCTCAGGCTGCGGCGTTGGAGCCGGAGCGGGAACTGGCACAGGTGCAGGCTGCACGACCACCCCTCCGCGCCACGCCAAGTACGACCCAGCCCGAGCGCAGTTCTGGTTAAACCCCTTCCCATCAGTGTCGAAGAAATTCCTAATCCCATCCGTGTCCCCGTAAGCCGAATCCCACAGCTCGTCTCCAGCCTGCTTGTAGAACTCATCCCCTGAGATTTTGTACGCATATCCAAACGCCGCCACCACCGGTCCAATTGCCTGTCTCTCGTCTTTGATCTCAGTGATGTTATTCCCTGGATAACTCCAACCACCATGCTCGAATTTCGTCGGATTTACACTGGTGCCGCCATGGTAGAGGTACCAGAAGGAGCGACGACGCTTGGAGAGGTCGTAAGGGATTGGTTCATCCTTCCTGTATGGTCCATCTGAGTACAAATGCCGACATCCTCTCAGGATCTGCTGCGCAATGTTCTCTCTGGACGTGAGGCTCACCACCACTTGATGAACGTCGATGAGGGCGCTGAGGAGCAACCCCACCATGAACGGCTGCATAATCCCTACCAATGTCCCACCATCCTCATCCATTACATCCCCATCGTCCCAGCGCCATGAGCCATCTGATTGCTGCAGCCTCCCGTAGTAGTTCACTGCAACACTCTCGACATCAGCGAGGAACTGAGCACGAATCTGCGCAGCGTTCGGATACGAGTCAGGCAGCAGTTGCGACAACCACACCGCGTAGTGCAGCACAAACGCCCCTTCTCTCACGCCAATGTAGAGCTTCGGATTCCCCACTCTCGACTTCAGCCAAATGTCAAAGTTCCACCTCACATACCCCACAATCCAATCCCACATTTCAGGCCGTCCATCCAGCGCTCGTAGAATCAACCCACCAATTCCCGCATGCCTCGGCGCAGGCGTCGCACTCCCTTGCGTCTCCCACAGCCTCACTCTCCCCTCGTCGATCCACGCCGGATGCTTCCACCACGAGTCGGCGGCATTGCGCGCATAGGTGGTGAGTTGCATATCTCCACCGAGTCGCGCAGCAACTGTGTCGAGACTCTTCGGTAAGTCGTAGTACTGCAAGTGGAGCACGTAGTCGTCGAGCGCGGCGGGATCTGTCGGAGGAGTTGCCGGACACATCGCTCCCAGCTTCCGCGCCATTGCAATTTGAGTTTGATCAAACCACGAGTTGCCTATTGGAGCCTGTGGGCCAGTGATGAGTTGCGTACTTTCAGTCATAGGGGATTTCCTTTCTAGGTACTAGGGGATGAACTGCTTGAAGGACTGAGTGAATGTGATGGACTGATTGAACCTGATGGGCTTGTGGACGATGACGGTGACGGGGATAGGGACGGACTCAAGCTGGGCGATACGCTCGCAGAAGGTGACGCTGATCCACTCGGGCTGAGCGAGTGTGACAGCGAGGCTGAAGGTGAGAGTGACGAGACTCCAGTTCCTTCGGGCGTATTCAACAACTCTCGAAATCTCCACGCGACTTGTACGACTCTATCCGTCTGCCATGCGAGTTCGAGTTGATCCGCGTCCAGGCGACAGTACTTGAGCAGGGAGATAAAGCGGAGATTAGTTATCGTCGGCACGTCTGCATCCAAGGTGAGAATCTCGTCCGGCTCTGCGACTTGGAATGCTGTAACGCGTCTCAGCACAACTGAGCCATCCTTGTAGACGAACGCAAGATCCCTCCTCGACTCAGCCAGTGCGAACGCATCTGAATAATTCGTATCTCTCACTGTGATCTGCTGTGACGTGTGTACTCGAATCAAATCAAAGTCCTCCTGCATCGTCGCTACCCAGAGGGGTTGCAACGCACCCACTCGCTCATAATACCACCCCAGGAACTCGGCAATACGATCTATTCCTTCCAACGTCATGCGATAGGAGAAGGTTTCGCTAGCGCCGGGCGTGTCGGACTCGAATGAGATCAATCCAGTGTCGAAATCCACCTCCTCCCCCGCGCGTTCAATCTCGTACTCCCGCTCCTCGCTCCAGTCGTTAGCTTGCCACACACGCCCATCAAACACCTCCACGTCGCGATACTTGATCGTAGGTGAGAAGGGAATGATGCGATTCGGGATGAGTTGCTCGTCTTCCGGGAGGAGTCGCGCAGTGAGGGTGAGTTCCTCGACTGCGTCTGTGTGACCTTTGACGGAGATTTGCGGTCTAAGTAGCGCACGTCGCACCGGGTACACGATGGAGAGGTGTGGGGCGTATGAGTGGGTGAGTGGCTCGTGCTCGACTGAGTTCGGGTTTAGTGCAGTGATCAGCCTCTCCTCCCAATGCGAAACCTCCCCACTGGTACTCATTTGGCGGAATCCGATCCACGAGTCCACCTCGTAATCCTTGTACGCAGTTGAGATCGGGGTTGAGGTCGCGCTCACGCTCAGTGCGTCCTGTAGTTGCTCAGCGTATTGTCGCACTGGGATAAACCACTTGGCGTGTTGGTTGGCCCAGAGGAGAGAGCGCAACTTGCGTCGTTCTCGATCATCCCTCAGCACCTGCGTCCACTCAAACTCGCGTCGTGGAGTGGGTATTTCCGCAACTGGTTCCTCAACTCCAGTGACAGCTTGCGAGATTGCAGAGCGAAATGAGATGCGTTCGATCAACGCCTCAGTCCAGTTGTGGCGGAAGGGGAACGAGATTGGGTCAGGTTCAAACGTAGACCTCAGTACTCCAGTGGGATTTGCATCAGCCCGACCCTTGAGGAATGTCGCTCCAATCCCTGCCTCGTAGATCGCGAACAGTTGCTCCTCGTTGAGCGCGTAGTCGAATACGAATGGCTCATCCACCCCGCCCGAGAACCAGATGTTCCCACTACCACTGACTCCGATGAACCACGGGGAGTCGGCTGTGTTGCGTTGACGTAAGGCGTACTTGAACGAATTGCCATCTACGCCGATGATGTGACGCGGATATTCGTCGCTGACGTTGACGCTCTCCTCATCTTTCACCTCGGCGTTGATGTAGAGTCTCGCCACTGCCCCATTGCGCACTCCGGCGACAAAGTACCAGGTGTT